ATGCTCTTTGAGTACCATCTGTGTGAGCTGCATTTCCTGCACCTGCACCAGAAGCACCATCAGATGCTAGGTCATCATTAGTAGTGACCCAAGATCCAAGAGTTCCCATTTTTCTCGCAGTTGATGAGTTACCAGCTACTTCAGCAATGTTGCCTGTAATAGTAGCTTCCATATCTCTTTTAAGCTCTTTAGCTCTTTTAGCGATTTGGTATGCAATCTCTGATGCTCTACCTGCTTTGTCTACAGATTCTTGAGTTCCAGTAATAACTACAGTTTTATCCATAATTTGAGAACTGTTAGAAAGTCTAGTAGTTGCAGTTGATGCATCTAAAGTTGCTTCGTCACCTTCAATAACAGCATTGTTAGTTACTGCTGCTGCTAGTGAGTCGGTTTGCCATTCGTGTAGAACTGCAGTTGCTTTTGTTTTAGCTGCAGAACTAAGGAAAGGCGTATCTGTAGGAGCTATCGAATAGATAACATCTGAAAGATCTTCTCTTTCACCTACTGAATCGTACGTATCAAACGTATTAGTTGGTTGTGCCATTGTTTATTTCCTTTGTTGAGATTTAAGATTAATCATATCTGCTATTGCTGACTGAGCATCTCTTATGTGACCAGTCTTTCTTAGCGTCTTGATTTTATTTCTTACTTCTTCTCTACCTGAACTAACATTCGATTTAGCAACACCAGCTTTTAAAACTTTAGGAGCATTAGCAACCTTTTTAGAAACTATAGGTCTTTTGTCTTTTTGAGACTTAAAACTCATAGCATCTTTTGCAACCATAAGAAATCTATGATCTGCAAGGCTACCTATCTCTTGGTCATTAAAACCATAATCACGTAAAGTATTACGCATATTAAGTTTAAAAGAGTCAGCTTTATTTGGATCGCTAAACTCTGGTATCTTTGTTGCAGCTAATTCTTTTTGTGTTTCAAGGTAAGTCTCATATTGTTTATTTTGAGCTTCTCTTGCAGTTGCTTTTAAAGATTCAATGTGTTGCTTTTCTTGTCTTAATTGAAAGTCAAGTTTAGCAGCTTCAGTTGGATCTTCTTGATAAAGTTTAGCAAGATCTTGTCCACCTTGTTTTTGTTCAACAAATTGATTAGCTGTCGAAATTAAATCGTTTAGTTCTGATAAACGAGTATCGTAAGTTTGACGCAAACTATTCTTTTGAGTTTCAAGATCTCTCTTTTCCATCCCTAATGAATGAGTTTTTTGTCTATAATCCGAGTCTCTAGAATATCCTGCCTTCAGTTCATCGAGGCTCACCTCAAGCTCTTGACCTTGTACTTTTACTCGGTGGAGCTCTGGTGTCTCTAATTCTGTTGGTGTTTCTTCTGTTGTCTCAGTATTTTCAGATGCCTGTTCAATAGGAGCTTCTTTCGACTCTGTGCTTTCTTGAACTTCCTGTGTCTCAGGATTTGGTTCTGAAGGTTCTGCTTTAGTTTCTGGTACTTGATTGTCCTGTTTAGGATTCAGTAATCCAGAAATTTTTTCTGCTGCACCTTGTATATTTTCTTCTGCCATATCGTTCCTTTCATGGTTGACGAATTTGAAGTTTCGTTAGATTAACTTCGTTTATTTAGATTCTCAAGATCTACTTGAGCAAGTTTTCCACTAGACATAACACTAAGCAAATGCCCTCGGATTTTATCTACCATATTAAAGGCTACCCAAAGGTTTCTTCGCTTGTCATCATCTGCGAAAGATGTATTAAAAATCTCTTGTCTATAAATTTCTAAGAGATCTTCAAATGCTGTTTTTAGAAGGGGATCGTCCAGAAGTTGCTGGGCTCTCTTGCCCTCCCTTATTGTTGTTTCCTTGTCCATTATTAAAGAATTGTTTTTGTCCTCTTACTATTTGACCCATTAGATCTCCTGATTTTTGTAAATCAGTTTGTTCTAACATAGATCTTCGTTTTAGTTCTAACTCATCAATCTTGGTATTGTATTTCAATTCCATTTCTTTTATAGCTAGTTCGTAATCTAGAAGTGCTTGTCTCATTTTACCTTCCAAACTCTTAGCTTCTGTTTCAGCTTTTAACTGTGCACGTTGGTTCTCACCTTGTACTTGAGCTAATGTTACCTTCTCAAACTCAGTTGGTGGTTTAGGAGGTAGTGGTGGCATTTGAGCTGCTCCGACTTCAGGATCCATAAAGTAAGGTTCTATACTATTTAGACCTGCGTTTTCAACTAATTTTTTCAAAGAGTTATAAATATTTCTAAGATTAACCATTGGGCCATGAACATTCTGTTGTAAATTAATTGCAGACATTTGTCTTTCTAATATTGCATTCATTAATATCAACTGTTGTTCTTTTGATCCAGTTCCTAATCCTACAGAAACTGTTATATTAACTCTGTCTTTCCATTCGTAAGGTCTCATAGGTATATATTTACCTCTGATTCTTACAATTTTTTCTTTGTTTTGATACTTGCAAGTAAGTTCAAACATTTTTAAGGCTAGATCTTTTACACCAGTCTCAGCAAAGATTCTGGCGATTAACTCCATTCTCATTTGTGATTGTGTCAGAATTTGGTTCTGGCCAGTTGCTGTATTGTTTAATGTGTTTGCATCTAGCCCTTGTGATTGTCTTGTTACACCTGTTCTAGTTTCTTTTACAGAATCTAGGTAGGCTAACATACCACTTGCTTGTTCAGTAATCGGTTGTGCCTGTATAGGCATCATTACATTTTGAGGAGGTTGTTTAGTTCTAACAATTCCTCCAGGACGATTAGTTAATAAGTCATCCATTGCAACTTGTCCATCTTGTACTGCAACTCTATTATTATTTGTTAAATACATATTATCTAACATCTGTCGCATTACAGTAGACTTAATTAATTGTATATCTTCTACTAATTCAGCTATACTTCTTCCATAGAATCTGTGAGGCATGATAACTGGAGTCATAGATATAAAAGGCATTGTATCTATTTCTTCCATGTCTAATAATTTTTTACCATCACCTGCTACTGTGATTTTTAATAGTTCTGCTTTACCATCACCATCTACATCCATTCTTACATAGCATTCATGTATTAAAACATCTTGTGTACTTTCATCACCATCAGTTTCTCCATGTGAAAAATCTACATTTTGATGTCTAGTAAATTTATCTTCAGTATAATAATCTCCATCACCAGTTGGTAATGAGTCTACCATATCTTTATCATAACCCATTTCAACTAACTCTGTTCTTGTTTTGTTCACTCTGTGACAAACAAAGTTTGCAGTATCAATGGACTTACATCTTCTTTCAATTAGAAATTCTTCAGGTGGTACTGGTTCTATTTTTACTTTACCATGAATTTTAGTTCTATGAATAACTACATCATGTAATTTAATTTTATCTATTTCTTTACCAGCTTCGTCTGTAATTTTTTCTTCGTATTCTGTATGATTAGAAACTTTAATTTCATCCATAGAAACTAAATCATTAAACTCATCATCAGTTAATCTTGAATATTCTTCTCTTTCAATTTTTTGTGCATCATCCCAATATACTTTTAATATTCCATTCTTTTGGATTAATGCATCTTTGAATGCAGTATATAAAGCTAAGAACCCATCATTTTCTTTATAAAAGATATAGTTTAAATAATCAGAACATTGTCTAGCCATTTCTTCATCTTCAGGCCCCATACCTTCACAATTAAATACATTATCACCTGATGTGAATATTCTCATCAATGATGGCATTAAACTTTCTACTGTATCTAAAACATCGTTAGATACTACTTGAGATCTACCTTCTTGTTCATTACCAAGAGGTGATCCTAAATAATATTCTAATGATTTTTTTCTTCTAGCTACAAGTTCTCCACCAATATAACCTGATGCGTTATGTATTTCTCTACTTACTACTGATAATATTTCTTGATTTGTTTTTTTCATACTACGTATTTTGTATCTATATTAATTGGTTTATCCCATTCTGTTGTATCAATTGGATCATGAACGCAGCCATACCTAAAGCTATCACTTGCGTGTGAGCACCAGTCATGTAAAGGTTTATTTTTAAATACCTGGTTCTTATCATCCCATTGTTTTCGATACTGTCTTAAAGCATCTAATCCTGTTTTACATTTTTCTCTATCAAAGTAACAGTCTGGCAAAGTATTTCTAACAGATTCTATTCCATGATCTACTTCTAACTTAGGTGCTACTTCAAAATCAATTCCTAATTCGTTTGCTACTTCTAATCTTGACTTTCCTGTTCCAAGCTCTCTAGCCATTATATCATGTGGAGCTATATGTCTACTATATGCGTAGTCTTTTTCCATTAATATATCTGCGTAGTGAGCTAATGATTCACCTGAAGTTTCATAATAATCTATCAAATGAATTTCTTTACCTACTCTTTGTGCAAACCAAATAGCAGTTGAATCTCCTATACCCAAATCCCACCAAGTTTCTACACCTACATTTGTATCTACAGGCACGTCACCGATTCTACCATCATTATCGGCTTTAGTTATTAATCTTCCATAATAACTCCCAGAGACTGCTGCAGTAAAAGAGCATTCGAACTCTTGTTCATACTGTTCTTCTGTCATAATGGAACGTGCCTGTTCCAGTTCCTCATCTGGAATTACTTGTGTGTCAGACGCTTTGTATAGTTTCCCATACCAATCCTTATGACCTCGTTGAGCATAATCATAAACTTCCCAGAATTGATTATGACCCATAGGAGTTCCTATAAATAGGACCGATCCTAATTTATCAGCAACAGCTGGACGTATAATTTCTGTCCAAACTCTTGGAGACATGATTGCGTATTCGTCCATGACAACTTTATCAAAGCCCATTCCACGAATACTATCTGGATTGTCTGCACCAAATATTTGAATACGTGATCCATTAAAAAGATCTATTCTTAATTCTGTCTCGTTTCTGCTACCACCAAAATGCATTAGTGGTTTTGTATAATATTTTAAATATTCCCAAGCAATAGCTTTACCTTGTCTATAAGTTGGAGCTATGAATGCACATAAACTTCTTTGTTTATCTGCTGCTGTTTTAATTAATTCGTTAATAGCTAATACTGATTTACCAAATCGTCTATGGCATACAAGAACACTAAACCTTTTTAATGCATTATGTACATCTTGTTGGTAAGGTCTTGGCTTATAAGGTATTTCTACTTCAGCGACTTTTTTCTTAGTCGTCTTTTTGCCAGGAGACTTTGATTGCAATTGGTTCATCTGTTCCTATTTTAGTATTAGTTGATGCTAATCTTGCATGAACAAATGGTGCTGCCTTTTCG